GTGAAGAAAAAGAGGATATGGAAGACGCAGAAAAGCCTGCGTTGTCTGGCGCTGATTCGCCACCTATGGCCTCTCCCATGTCAACACCAGAACCCAAGCAAGGCGAAGAGATGCAAGGTCGCATCGATGTGCAGCTTGGCATGGGTATGTTGATGGGTGCGCTCCAAAAGTTTCCTGAAGATTCCAAAGAAGCGAAAGCACTTACCGAAGTGATTCGGCAACTTGGCTCTTCCTTTGGTGAGATGGATGCCAAAGCAAAAGAATTGGCTCCGGCTGACATCATGCAAATGATCCAGACGTTGCCTCAAGCTGGTGGTGCCTCGGCAGAAATGCGAGCAATGGCTGCATCACCTGTCCCTGGTACGCAAAAACCACCCCTTCCTATCTAGGAGCAAACAATGGAACTTTTTCGCCCTCGCGCTGGAACGATTCGTAAGCCGCTGGATAACCAGCAGCAAAACGGTCAGATTACTAACCCTCCTCGTTACGACATGTTTGGTGGCCTGTCTGGCGCTAACAAAGTGTCGCGTAACAAGATGAGCCTCAGCAAGCCTGGGGACACCAAGAAAGTTTACTAAGTTTTAGGAAGGGCTGAACATGTCACTCGAATCACTAACTCCAGATGCACGCGATGAGTTGGCAGCACTTGCAAAAGCGCTTGCCGAGAATCCAAAGACTCGTCGTGAGTTTTTAAAGCTCACTAAAACAGCGCACCCTGACTTACCGGTGCCTGAAATTGAGATTGAAGAGCACACTAACCGTGCAGTTGCAGCACAAGAGGCAAAAATTGCCGCTTTGGAAGCAAGACTTCGTGAGAAGGAAGCTAAAGAAGAGTTGGCAAGACGGCGCTCGGTGTTGAAAGAGAAAGGGTTTGCTGAAAACGAAGATGACATCAAGATGATCGAAAAAATCATGGTTGAAAAAGGTATCAACAACCATGAGACTGCTGCGCAGTACATCATGCAGGAAAAGCAGCTTGATCGTCCTACACCGGTCTTTAATGGTTCGGCTGTCATTAACAAGATGGGCATCCAGAACTTTATGAAGAATCCGGTTGCCGCTGCGCGAGAGCAGGCGGCTGCTGCGTTTAATGAGCTGCGTAACGGTAATCGTTCGCGGCCTATTGGTTTAGGTTAAGGGCTGTTTTTTAGGAGCTAAACATGGCTATCGGTGGTGGTATTCTCCCAGCATCGGGCACCAGTCAGTTTAATGAACTGACCTACGTTACTCGTAGAGCATTCATTCCCAAACTGGTTGTCCAGCTTTATAACTCAACGCCCCTGCTTGCCGCGCTGCTGGCGAACTCACAAACCGCCTCTGGTGGTGTGTCTTCCGTCACCGTGCCGGTTCAGGGTTCCCAGTTTGTTAACGCGCAGTGGTCGGACTACTCTGGTTCGTTTGCACAGCCTGCTGTTCAGCAAGGTGCATACAACGCTGAGTGGAACCTTAAACTGATGATTGCACCCGTGCCGTTCCTCGGTATGGAAGGTGCAGTTCAGCAAGACTACGCTGTGATTCCTTTGATCGAGGCTCGCATGAACGATGCGACCAACGTCATGATGGATGCTATGGCAACCGCGCTTTACACCAACACCAGCAATACACAGCAATTTACGGGTCTTCCCGCTGCTGTGGATGATGGTACGGGTACAGCGACTTACGGCAATATCAACCGCTCGACTTACACCTGGTGGAAGTCAAAGCAATACGCTGCTGGTTCGGTTAACCCGACCCGTCAGAACTTGCTTCAGTACATCTCTGGTACCGTGAAGAACTCGGCAGAGGTTCCGACCTTTGGCGTTTGCGGTTTTGGCACATGGACGTTGCTGGCACAAGACTTTGTAGGCCAAGAAACCTACATGATTACGCCAGGATCGAGCTTTGCCAACGGTGAAGATGGCCCCAATGCAGCGTTTCGTGCGTTGATGGTTGCTGGCGTACCGATCTATCCTGATCCGTATTGCCCAGAAGGCACCCTGTACTTGCTCAACACGAACTACATGAGCATGTATATTCACGAACAGGCTGAGTTTGCCTTTACTGGCTTTGAGTCCACCTTGCCTAACTGGCAGATTGGATATGTTGGCGCTGTGTTGACCATTGCAGAATTGGTAAACACCAAGCCCAAGGCCATGACCAAGGTAACGGGCTACAACTCGTTGACCCTGTAAGGAGTAAAACATGGCACTTGCACTTAATAAAATCATTGTTAGCGGTCTTAACAGCAATGCTGATGGCGCATACTTTGATTACGTCACGCAGTCCGTTACCGCAGGAACCGATTACACGCTTCCTACTGGTTTGTACATTGTCTACCCTGTAGCTAATTGCAAATTTCAGGCATATAACGGTTCTGCATGGGCTGATGTCATTGCGGCTAACACCGGCGGTATGATTGTTTCTGATGGTCAAAACGTGAAAATCGTTTCCACTTCAGGTACGGTTACTGCGCTTTACCTCACGGTAAATGGTGGTCAAGCAGCGACCGGTACTTACAACTCGTAATTGGAGTAAAGCATGGATGCCAACAAAGTAGGTAGTCTGCTACCTCAGCAGTTCGGAGGTATCCTGCTTGGGACACTGATCGGCGCGAATATGAACTCGACCGCTGATCAGATCATCACGATGTTTAGCAACCCGTCGAAGTACATTATTCGGCGTATCGTGGTGGCTAATGCTTCAATTTCGTTGACCACTGCGGCAGGCGGCGTTTATACCGCTGCCTCCAAAGGTGGTGTCGCGGTTGTTGCGGCAGCTCAAGCATACTCTTCGCTTACTTCTTCTGCCTTGTTCCTCGATCTGACACTCAGTACGTCAGGCAGCGCAAGCACAACGGTAAAATCAAGCATTCCTAATCTGTATTTGTCGCTGACGACCGCTCAAGGCGCAGCAGCAACGGCAGATGTGTACGTCTACGGCGACATTCTACAAGCGTGATTTACGTTACCAACAAGGGCGCTCATACACTGGTTGACCGTTTCGATGGTCAGTCGTATGAGTTCCCGCCTAATACCTGTATCGGCGTACCTGAAGAGGTTGCAAAACACATCTTTGGTTACGGTGATGACAACAAGATTCCATACCTTGCTCGTTTAGGTTGGATGAAGATGAATACCGAGTATGAGCTTGCAATGAAGCGCTTACGCGAGTTTTCATTTAGCCGTGAACCAGCAAATACCAGCCACTTGTCAGCCCTGGTGGTGGAGCGAGTAGCCCCTCCTAGTCCTAAAGGCAAGGCGGGGCAAAAGTCCACATCCACGGTGTCCACTCAATGAGGTTTGAATGGCAACGTATTCGGGGTACATCACGGAAGTTAGAAGGCTTCTGCACGATGCGGCTGGTAACTTTTGGACGGATACTGAGCTAGCCGACTATATCAATGATGCGCGAGAGCGTGTCGTTCGAGATACCGGTTGTTTGCGTACGATCCAGTCGGATACCATCCTTAATGCGGTTGAAACGCTGTCTTATGCAGCGCTTCCGCAAGCCAATCGCACGATTGATGTCTTAAACGTCAATTTATACTGGGGTAACACCCGTATTCCGTTGCGCTACCTTGCTTGGAGTCAGTTCAACGCAGAACTGCGTTTTTGGCAGAATTACACAGGTAGACCGGTTGCTTTCAGTATTTATGGACAGCAAACGATTTATTTTGGCCCGATTCCTGACCAAAACTACCAGATTGAAGTCGATACAGTGATTCTTCCTGAGCCACTGACCTCGAACTCATCCATTGAAACCATTCTTGACCCGTATACCAAGCCTGTTAAATACTACGCAGCGCATACTGCAAAGTACAAAGAGCAGTCATACGGTGAAGCAGAAATCTTTAAGGCGCAGTATGAGCAGCAAGTCAAGGCAGCACTGACTTCGACGATGACTCGCCGACTTCCGACACCCTATAGCATTCCGTATTGATCATGGCTGCGACTGAGCAGAAAAAGTCGTATCAGGTCGTCAAAGACTTTAAGGGTGTCAACACCAAAGCAAACCGCACTTCGATTCAGGAGACTGAGTTTGCTTGGTTAGAAAATGTCATGCCGATTGGA